GGTTATAATGGGTGTAATGTTTGACAGATGGCGCATTGATGTGTTTACCCGCGATCTGGAAAGACTGGGCATTGAGCTGCCAATGGTGGCGCACGGACAAGGGTTTAAAGACATGTCTCCGGCGCTGGATCAGGTCGAAGAGGCATTGCTTAATAAGCGAGTCCGGCATGGTATGCACCCAGTATTGACGATGTGCGCTGCAAATGCGGTGGTTACAAAAGACCCGGCTGGTAACAGAAAGCTGGACAAGCACAAAGCAAACGGACGAATTGACGGAATGGTGGCGCTCTGTATGGCAATGTCGAAGATGGGCATGATTGAGCATGACGACCTGACCGACTTTTTGTCTGACCCAGTGAGGGTTTATTAAATGGCAGGCTGGAATTGGATACCGCGATTCATGGGCGGCGGCATTACCCGAAAGCCTGGCATTCAAACCGGCTCGCCGTTAATTACATTTGGTGGCAAAAAAGCCAGCGTTACCGAAGAAACCGCCATGCAGATCAGTGCGGTCTGGGCATCGGTAAGCCTAAAAGCGTCTGTGTTGTCGAGTTTGGCGCTGCACTTTTACGAAATGAACGGGGACGGGCGGGTTGAATTAACCGACTATCCTTTAGCCAGATTGTTTTCTGGCAAGGTTAATCAGTACCAGACAAGGGTCGAGTTTTTTGAAACGCTTGGGCTAAACTTGTATTTGTCAGGCAACTTTTACGGAAGAATTACCCGCAGCGGCAGTGATATTGTATCAATACTGCCGCTTATGTCGTCACAGATGGAAGTGGAGCTGCTACCAGATGGCTCAGTGGTCTACACCTACACAAACGGCATTGATGTAAACGCATACGCGGCTGAAAGCATTTGGCATGTTAAGTTAATGGGTAACGGAATTAAGGGCATGTCACCCATGCTGTACGCTAGAAACGCCATTAGCACGGCAATTCTGGCTGAAGAGTGGGCTGGAAATACGGTCGGTAATGCCGGCAAGCCGTCTGGTGTGTTGTCATACGACAAGTTATTAACCAAAGAACAGCGCCAGCAACTCAAAGAAAAGTTTAAAGATCTGCAAGAAGGCAGCAATGAAACGCTGATGGTTCTTGAGGCTGGCATGAAATACGACAAGGTCAGCATGTCGCCGCAAGAGGTTCAGCTTTTAGACAGTCGCAGATTCCAAATTGAGGACATTGCCCGATTTTTTAATGTGCCATCGGTGCTGATTAACGACACTAGCACATCGACAGTGTGGGGCAGCGGCATCGAGCAGATCATTACTGGCTGGTATAAGCTGGGCTTTAGGCCCGAACTGGAAAGGCTTGAAACAAGCATAATTAGCCATCTAGTACCAGGCGCACAGCGATCAACCATATCGGTAGAATTTGATTTTGAAGAGTTGCTGCGCACAGACTTTAAAACGCGGGTTGAAACAGGATCAAAAGCCGTTGGCGCTGGACTAATGACACGCAACGAATGGCGGAAAAAAGAATGGTTGCCGATAGTTGCTGGCGGTGATGATTTAACAGTACAGGTTAATTTAACGCCGATTGATGAATTACCTAAAATTGCGGAGGCTCAAAATGCCAATGTTGCATAAACTGCTGGATGTTAAGAGCGCACAATTTAAATTTGACGGCGATTCAGGCGAGTTTGAAGGCTACGCCAGTGTGTTTGGCGGCATTGATTCATACGGTGACACAATGCACAAAGGCGCATTTAAGATGACGCTGGAAGGCCGTGAGCGCCCTGTGCGTATGCGCTGGAATCACTTTGGCCCAGTAATTGGCCGTTATCTTGAAATCACAGAAGATGAGAACGGTTTATATGTGCGTGGTCAGCTCACGCCAGGCCACTCAACGGCTGAAGATGTAAAAGCCAGTTTAAAGCATGGCGCAATTGACGGGCTTTCGATTGGATTTATGCTTGATGATTACGAGGACAAGGCAGGCGGTGGCCGAGACATTAAATCAGTTAAGCTGATTGAAATTTCAGTTGTTGAAGAGCCTGCTGATCTTGGCGCAAAAATTACAAGTATCAAATCTGCTATTGCTGACGCAACGCGACTAGCAGATATCGAATTAATCCTGCGCGATGCTGGATTGTCACGGTCTGAATCGACTGCCCTAGTTAGTCGCATCAAGACCATTGCTCACGGTGATGTTGAGCAAAAAAACAACGCCGATAAGATGGCGGCTGTGTTTGGGCAATTTAAGCTGTAGCAGTGCTTTTTTAACTTATTTTGCAATATTTATTTCACAAGGAAATTATTATGTCAGAAGAAATCAAAGCAATCCAAGCCGGTTTGGACGGTATCAAGTCACAGCTTGATGCAAAACTTGCCGACCACACAAACCAGATTGAAAGATTTGGCAAGGCATCAACTGAAACCACAGGTCAAGTTGACAAGCTGGCGCAGCGTTTTGCTGAAGCAGAAGCCAAACTGCAAGACTTGGCACAGAAATCAGCAGAAGGCTGGCAGCAGCCGCGTCACAGCGTTGACACGCTTGGCAGTCTGGTTCTGAAGTCTGAACAGGTTAAAAACTTTATGCAAATGCGCTCTGGCTCTGTCCAGATCGAAGTTAAGAACACAATTATCGGTGAAGGTGGCTCGCCACAGAATCCGGTTGACACCATTGTGGCTCCTGATCGGCGTGATGGAATTGTGCCTGGTGCGTTTCGTGCTTTGTCTGTTTTGGACGTTGTGCCAATGGGTTCAACTTCAAGCAACCAAGTTCACTACACGCAGGAACTGGCGTTTACTAACAACGCAGCCGAGCGCGCGGAAGGCGTTGCCAAGCCTGAATCCAGCCTGACATTCCAACTGATTGAAGAGCCTGTGCGAACGATTGCACATTTCATCAAAATGTCAAAGCAGGTTCTTGACGATGCACCGGCTCTGGAAGGCTACGTTAATCGCAGACTGTCACACGGTGTTCGCAACCGTCTTGAATTCCAGATTCTGCGCGGCAACGGCACTAGCCCTAACCTTGCTGGCCTGTCTGCTTCAGGCAACCACACTGCGTATACACCAGCAACTGGTGACACCGCACTGGACAGCTTGAACAAGGCTAAATATGCGGCAATCGGCGCAGACTTTATGGCTGACACAATTTTTATGAACCCTGCATCATGGGGTGCAATTGAACGCGCCAAAGTGACCGGCGGTGCATACGTGCTTGGTGACGGCGCGGCAATTACCTATGTTGCCAGCGGCATGATCCCGCGCGTTTGGGGCATGAATGTTGTGCTGTCTAACAACGTGGAATCTGGCAAGTTTTACGTGCTGGATGTTAACGCTATCGAGATGATGTTGCGCCAGGCTGTAACAGTTGAAATGGGTTTTGTGAACGATGACTTCACCAAAAACCTGTTTACTCTGCGAGCTGAAATGCGCGGCGCACTGGCTGTTTACCAGCCGACTGCGGTTCGTTACGGTAGTTTGACACTGTAATTAAAGAAGGGGCTGCTGTAATGGCAGTCCCCTTTTTACCATTAGGGGTGCAACATGAAAATCAAAGTGATTGGGCAATGGTCATCTGAAGATTTCGGAAATGTTACTGACGGTGACGTCTTAGAAATTGATCCGTTTTTAGCTGAACAGTTTATTCAAAGAGGGTATGCCTATGCGGTAAATACCTATGAAACGAAAGTTGTAAGGCAGACTCCCACTGTTGGTGATGTCCCTTTGGCATCTGGACCGGACAGCGATGTTTCGTTGTCGCCAGCGGTCCCAGCCTCACGCAAGAAGATTGCGACAAGCTCAAAAGCGAAAAAGTAATTGTCATAAATACCACAGCAAAGCGTATGCCGTGGGCTGATGTGCTTTATGCTTGTGATGAATCGTGGTGGGATCGAAACCCTGATGTATGGAAGCCATTCAAGGGAATGAAATTTACTTGGTCAAAGGAAGCAGCGAGTAATTATTTTCTGCTTTACGCTCCGGGGGAAACTGGGGAGGGACTCGGCAGGGATGTACTACACGCAGGCGGCTCAAGTGGTTATATGGCCGTAAACCTTGCCTACTTTCTGGGCGCTGCTGAAATCTATTTGCTGGGCTTTGATATGCAAATGACAGATGGAATGACGCACTGGCATGGCGATCACATTAATCAAAACAATCCCACACCTGATATGTTGTCAAAGTGGGCGCGCGGGTTTGTTCCCATGTGGCAAGACTTGCGTAATCTGGGCATTCCGTTGATTAATTGCACTAGGCAAACCGCAATGACAATTCCGCGCATGGATTTGGATGAGGTGCTGGCGCAATGACACCCGCTGAATACTGGCAGAACAATAAAAACCTTGATCACATAACTCCACTAGGCGAGAGATTTCCAGAGGTTGGTTTGTTTGAGGCGCTCCACAAGGCCGTTAGCGGCACGTTGTGCGAGTTTGGCTGCGGTGATG